GAGAAGAACGTATGTATCGGTAATCCACCATTCGGATTGCGAGGACATTTGGCACTTAAGTTTATCAATCATGCCGCACAGTTCTCTGATTTTGTGTGCTTTATTTTGCCACAACTATTTGATAGCAACGGAAAGGGTAGTTGCAAATCAAGAGTCAAAGATATGAATCTCATTCATAGTGAGGTTGTAGATTCTGAGTTTCATTATCCTGGTGGCAAAGATGTTAGCGTTAATGTTGTCTTTCAGATTTGGGCCAAACATCACAAAATTGAGGAAGAAAAGGTTGATCTGAGTAACATTGTGAAATTGTATTCTTTGTCTGATGGTGGAACTCCAGGAAGCACAAGAAATAAGAAACATCTCTACGCATGTGACTATTATCTACCTTCTACATGTTTTGGTGCAGAAGCAATGAAGTATTACACACATTTTGAGGATTTGCCACATCGTAGAGGTTATGGAATTGTAGCACTTACTGACAAGAAGATTCTTGATAGTGTGATGCAATCAATTAACTGGTCTGAAGTATCTTTTGCATCCACAAATGGTGCATATAACCTCAGATTTGATATTATTGAGAAAACTATCTGGCAAGCACTACCAGAACAGCATAGGATCAATCAAAATCCACTAAAATCATTCTTTGCATAGAGTGGGCCCTGTAAAGTGTCCTAGTAATGTAAGACGCATTCATTTCATGCCTCGCGCTCGCAAGCAAACCACTAATGTTGTTGTTGCTCCCGAAGTGTCCGTCCCTCAGGTACTGATTACTCGCGATCAATACTTCCAAGACATTCAGGTTCGCTGGCAAATCCATCAGTATGAAGTCAACAAACTTCGTGAAGATGTGGTTAAGTTCACTCAAACTGTTTCTCCTTATGTGAAGCAAGTATTGAACTTTGTGAATCAACAACTGTCTGCACGTCGTGTAGCAGTTTGATAATTAGCACAGGAGCACTTGTAATTTAGCAGGTGCTCCTTTATTGTACCTTTGTTCTTGAAACTCCAATGATTTTCGTTACTTCCACTAATCACGGTTGCGTTTATACTCTATCGCAAGAAGATGGCGATGAGTTGTACTATGCCCCCATTTATTCTGATGGTAGTGTAAATCTGGAGGAGTTTGCTCCTGTAGATTTGGATGCTGTAGATATGGATGATATGGAACTCTTTGATATTCGCAATCGTCTACAGAAACTGGCAGAGGTTTGATTCTGGGCCCTGCAAAGTGTCCTAGTAGTATGAGTAAGCAACCAATGCAAAACAAACATATCGAACATCCCGAAGATTCTATCCTAAATGGTGATCTTTCGGTGCTCGATTGGTTCAGTGCTGATTCTACTATCAGTGTCAAGATGGATGGCGCTCCTGCTATTGTTTGGGGCACTAATCCTGAGAATGGTAAGTTTTTTGTCTGCACCAAAGCAGCATTTAATAAGCAAAAGATTCGCCTGTGCTATAACGAGGACGACATCTTTACCCATTTTGGCGGTCAACCTCGCGTAACGCAAATCCTCATCTATTGCTTGGATTTCCTGCCTCGCACTAACAATGTGTATCAGGGAGATTGGATTGGTTTCGGTAAGGGTCTTGATACATTCAAACCCAACACCATTACCTATAAGTTTCCTGAGGTTGTTCGTCAAGAGATTATCGTTGCTCCCCATACTTACTACACTGGTGAGCGTCTGCCTGAAATGGTAGCACACCCTATCACCAGCAAGTTTGCAAGCACTAAGAAATGCTTATTCGTGCAACCTGCAGTGTCCCTGAATCCTTATCGTGAGGATTTGGCAGATGTGTGTAAGTTTGCCAAGCAAATGTCAACTCTGTGTGAGTTTGTGAGTGATCGCAAGGCATCACAAATCAAAAAAGAGATCAATGCTTGCATCAGGGAGCAACGTATCATCTGTGAGGATGAAATTGCAGAAAAATGTGATTGTGACAAGAACCTCATCCGGCTTTGGAAGTTGGTGAAGACAATCAAGGATGATTTGTTCCTCTTCATTCACGAAGAAGACGACATCGAATGTTTCCTGTGGGATGTGGCAAGTTTCCACGAGGGTTATGTAATCAAAAACGATTACGGCATCTTCAAAGTAGTGGATCGCGAGACATTCTCTCACGCAAACTTCACAATGGCAAAGAGTTGGTAATTGGGCCCTGCAAAGTGTCCTAGTAGTATGAGTACAACCACTGAAATGCAAGCACAAGCAAAACAAACCATCGCAGAGAATGTGTATAAGCACACTCTCCTGCTGATTGAAGCACTGAAAGACAACTATCGTCAGTATTCTATTCGCGGTCATCAGACTTCTGCTGAGCGTGGTGAGAATGTAGAGTATCACATTCGCAAGGTTGATGAACTCAAGTCTGGCAAGTGTGACATTGATTATACTGTTGAGACTGGTAAAAAGTATCACAAAGTCATCTTTGTGAGTGGTGGCGGTTCCCGCTCCGTTCATTGCTTCATTGACAAGAACACTGGCGAAGTATATAAGTCTGCGACTTGGAAATCTCCTGCCAAAGGTGTTCGTTATGATCTGCGATTGATCAAAGATCGTGAATATCTGCTGGAGAATGCCGATTGGTCTGGTGGTTATCTCTACGCTAAGTGATTATGTCTAAAGAGTTTATTAACGATTTCATTGATTATGTGATGTCGTTCTATGGTCCTGATGGATTATATCCGATGGGTGCAAATCGTACTCTAGTTCGTAAAGCAACCAACGACATTATCAGGATTGCAAAGATTAAAGAAGTGCCGTTCTGTGGTGATAGTATCGACCGAGAACAAGTGCGAGACCTTTTGATTATCAAATACAACTTATCTTTGGCACGATGAACTACCTTTGTATTGTTGATGGTCTGGTAGAGTATGCTAGCAGTGACCCATCTTCTTTCGCACACTATCAATTAGTGTATGCTGAAGAGCACAAAAATGCTGATGTTCAGTATCTCACTCTAACTGACGAAGAATACGACGAAATGTTTCCTTATGAGGAGGATGAATGACTTACACTATCACCAAACACATCAAAATCGAACACGAAGAAGATGGTTGGAGTTTTGATTTTACTGCTGATGAGTATGGCACTGTGAGTGTGGAAGATGGTAATGGTCCTGGATACCAAACCATCCACATCCCCAAAGATTGTATCCAACACTTTATTGATGTTCTAGAACAATTCAAATGACATACTCTAATCTCTCAAAGATAAAGCCCAAACTGAGAACAACTGGGCGTGTGTCTGGCAACTTTGGAAAGAATCGTGTGCAGGCAGGTTCATCACTCAATGAAATCGGTGGTGATGGTAACATTGGACTGACACAGAATGAGTATTTGAATCGTCTTTATTATGCTTTTGATAACACTGCCGACACTAAACTTCGTCAGTTCATTTATACTGAAATCAAAAAGATTCTCATACAACAAGGCCGCTGGTAACAAATAGTGGGCCCTGCAAAGTGTCCTAGTAGTATGAATAACACTACCGACCGCAAGTTTCACAACATCTCCCTCGAAGATCGTGAGATGTTTGCCTACAACGCTGCCTATGAGCGTAAGCAACAACAACTCGCTAAAGTTACTCCAGAGCAGCGTATCAAATACTGCTTTGAGTTTCTGAAAGGTTACATCGCTGAAGGTGATTCTGAAATGGCAAAGCGTTGCTATGATGGTATCGCTAAGTACAGCGAAGTTCTTGACTACTCTGAGGCACACTACTGATGAAAACCTATCGTATGCTGATTGAGTATTGGGTTCCTGATGAAGATGAGAATCTTTATGAGGAAAAGATTATTCAATCTCGTTCATCGTGTGGTAAAATCGCTGATGATTACCTAGCACAAGATCGCACAAATCTTATTCGTTCTGTAGAAGTTTTTCCTGTTTGATTATGAAGAACTTTCGCCCAATTATCAACGAAAACTTTACAATCAATGAGGCACTTCGATGTGAAAGATTGTTGAGAGATTTGGTCTCTCTAAGTATGAACAATGATCTTGCATTTGAGCGTCCAGTGAAAGATCGTGAGGTTCTAATTAAACTCTCTAAATTATGCCACGATGCTGGTTCTTTTGCAAGAGCACAAAACAAATCAAACAAAAGTTGCTGGATTAAATGATGACTGACGGTTACACTTTCACTCGCGTTGACTTCACTCCAAACGAAGAGACTTGCATCCTTAAGTTTCTTGTCGAAGCACAGAATCGTGACTCAATTAAAGACAAACAGTGGCAACCTGTAATTGAGTCTATCTTGCAAAAGTTCTTTAACTCTAACTTGAAAGAGGCACAAGACTGGCAGACCCTGTGATTCTCACTTGAGTCTCACCGAGAACCCAGTCCACCACTCAACCAAAAACCTGATTTTTCTGCAATTTCACTGCACACGGGTCAAAGGTCATCCACTGCAGTGAAATCATCAATTTTTTCTAAAATACAAACAAGCACATGAAGTACATCGTTGATCTCTACGTTGGTGGCAAAGTCTTTAAGGAGGAAGTATATGCTAACTCTCCAAAAGATGCACGCGAGACAGCAAAAGTACGCAATCCTACTGCTAGAATTGTTGGAGTGAATGTGAGTTTCAAATGATTAGTGGGCCACCTAAAGTGTCCTAGTAGTATAAGGACTCAAACGAAAAACCACTAAATGACTGAAACTCTCTTCCAAAAAAGCATCAATCTCACTGGTGATTTCATCACTGATTTCACTCTTACTTTCAAGTCTTCCATCTTCGATAAGTACACCCGAAATGACGGGAAAGTTTATATCAAGCACAGTGTAGATCGTAACTTCAAAAACGATGTATTTACTGTGGAAGCAATGATTTATGAGTACAAAGGTTGCTGGTGTGGTAATCAGAAAAACTTTGGTACTTTCGATAACTTTGCTGATGCAATCTCTTGTGCTCGCAATGTCAACCTGTCTGAGGATACTCTCTCCGAGGATGGTTATCTTTCCCTGATGCGTAACTGATAAACACTGGGCCCTGCAAAGTGTCC